GCGACACGCAGTCCAGGCTCAATCAGATGCTGGGGCAGCGATGAGAGAGGTCATCTTGGCGTTGGACCTGGGGACTACCAGCGGCTGGGCAGCATCCAGCGATGGCATGATCAGTCATGGCTACATCACCTTCAAGCCGGGGCGCTATGAGGGTGGCGGCATGCGTTACCTACGCTTCAAGAACTGGCTGACAGAGATCAAGAACCAGCTGGGCCAGGTGGATGCCGTCTACTTTGAGGAGGTGCGCCGCCATGCTGGGACAGATGCCGCGCATGTCTTCGGTGGCTTCCTGGCCGTGCTGACTGCGTGGTGCGAGCATCATCGCATCGCGTATCAGGGCGTTCCGGTTGGCGCGATCAAGAAACATGCAACCGGGAAGGGAAACGCTGGCAAGGATGAAATGATCGCAGCGGCTAAAGCCAAGGGCCATCCCGTGGAGAACGACAACGAGGCTGATGCCATTGCCATTCTGCACTGGGCGCTCGACACCCAGCTACAGCCATGATCTGCGACAACTCGACGCGCTGCCTGGGCAGGCCAACCTCCAGCGTCACTCTGGTGGATGGGCGGCAGGTCTGCAATGAGTGCCCAGACTGGATGACCGAGTGCGAGGCGCGGCTGGTGCTGGCAACCTACCCTGACGAACCGATCTGGAAGGGCAAGACCAAGGTCAAGCCCAGCAAGGCCGACTACCTGGCCGGAGTCAAGGCTGCGCGTGGCATGGTTGGCTACAACGCACTGCGTGGGGCGATGGTGGCGGTGCATCGCAAGGCCAAAGCGCAGGGTGTCTGATTCTCTGGCGGCTGAGAAGTGCCTGCCTTTTTTCCCAATGTGTCAAAGTAAAATTGACACAGAATCCTGACAGGCTGGCTGAATTCAAAAGCGGAATTCGGCCAAGAAAATTTCTGGCCGCCTCCCATATGGGGAGTTTTGAGTGCAATCCTGGGGTGTCGCGCCATGTTGCAGCGCGGTAACCAGCAGCGCTTTGCTGATTATTCAGGCCGCATCCGGCCACCGGCCAGGCCACCGGCCACCACCCGGACAGCGCGCACCAGCAGCAGGCCAGCGGCAGGCCAGCAGCAGCGCCAAGATACCGGCCACCAGCGCACGGCCACCAGCAGCAGGCCGCAGGCCAGCAGCAAGGCCGATAACGCGGCCACCACGGCACGAACAGCAGCGCGCCGGTACACCACCACCAGCAACACGGCCGAGCGCCACCAGCGGCCTGATTTAACAGGCGCGCAGCAACACACCGCCAGCCCCGAAAGGCGAGCGGCAGCAGACCGGCCACCAGCGGCAGCAGGTAAAAAAAAGGCCAGCACCAGGCTGGCCGTGATTCTGTTAGGTTTTACAGTCTATTGAAGGTCTCAAATACGGCCAGCACTACGGCCACCACGGCCACGGCCGCACAAAAAAATGCTACTGCAATATCGCCTGAATTATTCATTTTGTCTCCTCGAATTCAATTACCGCTAGTGCCGCGTACTTACAATGTTTTACCTGTTCCGCTGTTAGTCCGGACGATATTTCCTCGGCCAGATCACTAGCGCGCTTCGCTTGTGCATCTGTTGGCGCTGTCAGTGCCATGACCAGCGCTATAGTTAATTGCTCGGTCTGATTCATGCGGCCACCTTTAGCGGTATCACCCGGCGCGCGACAGAATCGGCTTTTTTGGCGCTAGTGCCGTGCGCCGGGAATCCGATTATCACGGACCTATCAGCACGGGCGCACAATTGGCATGTCGCGCAGCTAACATCCTCGCGCACGGTGGCCGGACATACCACCACGGCGCGCCCTGCTGGTGTTTTGGTGTTGCTGGTTTGCGTTATCGGCAGCACGGCCACCACTGGCAATCCTGAATCGGCCAGCGCATCGGCATGGTGCAGATCATTCGCTGACAGATTCACGGTGAATCCGCTGATGTTAGCAGTGGCCAGCAGATCGGCATTGATCGCGGCATCGTGGTGCGTATAGGTGAATCCGCGTTTTCCGTGGTTTGCAGACACCAGCAGATCAAGCGCTGCGGCATCGATGCGGCCGTGCTGGTGCGGCAGATCACCGGCCTGATTGTGCCGCCACAATTGACCGGGTGGCAGTGCTGCGATACTGGCGCAGAAGGTATTCCAGTCTGTACCGCGTTGCTGGTCTGTTACCTTGTTCCAGTGCAGGGCCAGCGGCCCGGCATCGGCATAGCATCCGGCTTTTTTCAATGGGCAGGTATCCGGGCAGGATTCTCTGCTGCTGGTGCTGACAGGTATCGGTCCGGTCTTAACATTCGCGCTTTTGGGTGTCAGGTGAACATGCATTGTCGTTTCCTCTTCATGGGTAAACGATTGCCGGGAGTGACAATCCAGCAGCGCGCTAGTGTTAACGCGCTGCTAGGTGGCACTAATCAATGGTCAGGGTTTCTTGCTGTAGCACTATCAGGTAGCCCAGTGCCTTGATTGCAGACAGCGCTGCTGGTGTCAGGGTCTTAGTACCGGCAATGCGAGCGAACAGCAGGGAATCAGCACAGGCAGGGTAGTAAGTTGTGCTGCCGTAGATTTGTTTCATTGTGACGGTGATTTGTTTCATGGTCTATCCTCTTAGTTATTCGGCGGTATAGTCATCAATTAAGCGCTGTGCAATTTCCTTCCAGTTCACATAGGATAGGAAAGCCAAAGCATAGTCGAGGACGAGGCCAGCACTGGATGTGCTTTCTATGTAATATTCCGCTCGCTCTTTTACGGCCTCCGCTAGCGTATGCACGCAGATCAGTTCCGGCTCTACTGGGTCATTAATGCCGTTGAATTCCTCTATCGGCATGCCGTCAAATATCTCAAGGTTAACTCGCCATGTAGCGTAGTTGGTCCAGCCGTTATAGGTCTTTTCCATCATGGTCTATCCTCTTTTTGGGTTAGCGCACTACATGAGCGCAGTGCATGGACAGCACAATAGCATGCTTAGTTCCGCATGCAAAGGTTATTTACTGGAACATTGATCTAGATCAAGAGTAACCACTAACCTAGAATACTGACATGACGGCATTCCAGATACCCGAGCAAACAGCGCTGGCAGAGCATGCGAACGAGGATAGACGGCGTTTTGTGGTGCTGCCGTACCGCGCGATTAACGACAGAAGGTTACGGCCAGCAGCGCTTCGGGTATTGATGCAGTCAGCAGCCTATGCCAATAAGGCCGGATACCTTTGGGCGAGTCAGCAGCGGATCGGCCAGGATTTAGGTGTATCAGCGCCAGCAGTGAACCGGCAGATGTCCAAGCTTAAGGCACTAGGTTATGTTGAGCGGATCAAGGGAGGCCGGAAAGGGAAGGCCGGAGATACGCTGCGGATAGTCTACGCGACAGAATTATCCGCAGCAGATGCGGCCAGCATGGCCGGTGAACTAGCAGTGCATCTACAGGAAAGGCGAGACATGTCCAAAGGCAAACGCAAGAAAACTAACATAAGTACAGTTAATGAACCTAGTCAAGATACTTATGAGGAAAGACTAGTTGATTCGACAATCAATCAACAGTCAGCCGTTGACGCGCTGGCCGCAGCGTACCGTGCCGAAGGTCTGCCAGTGCCGAGCGCCGAGCGTTTGCTGGCCGAAGTGCAGGGTAGCAGGTAGCCTGTTCCGCTTGCTTACCTTCGAATGCACCAGGTACGCCGTGCCGTGCCGTGGATTCTGCGCTGCCAGCAGGGGCGGTGGTGTATCAAAAACCTAACGCGCGCAGGTGCGCGCATACGCGTTAGGTGCTGCCGGTGTTGCGCTGCGCCAAGAGCGACCCTATGCCCCCCTGCCTCCCGCCTGTACGGTGGGTGCCCCACACAATTTTTCCCGTGTTTTTCAAGCCGTAGTTTTTTAAAACCTTATTTATAAATATTAGGTTTTTGGTGCTTGCTATTGGCACGGTCTTGAGTTAGCCGAGGTATGAGGTGTGAGCGCGTTGCGCTGTGTGCCTACGAAGGACCGAGCTTCGTTGAAGCAAAAAGAACCTCACCCGTATATATGGGGTGTACCTCAAAAGAGGTGGCGCTCTGGTTTATCGCTTGCTACTGGCATCTTTGCCCAGCTGGGTTTTTCTCTGGCCCGATCCTGTGTGGAAGGAACCACTTGCCCCATGCGCTGCGTTTATCTGAGTCTGTCGCGCCTACATTCTCAAGGGCTGGGTTATGGCCCCCGAATGCACACAGTGTAACGGACGGGGTTTAAGCATTCAAGATATTTTTTGGAGTTGCAAGTGATATACCACTGCGGGTAGACTGTCTGTCCAGATACAACAATAAAAGGAGAAGTTGGTATGGCGTATGAGATGCGGCCTGGTCAAGGCACGGCGTTCTTGAACAAGGAAAAACAGGAAGATTGGCATGCCGACTTCCGTGGTGAGATTCTGCTGCCAGACGGCAGCTTGCATTACTTGGACATTCGACAAGGCAAGACCAAAGCCGGTGATCCGTGGTACTCGGTCAAGATCGGCAGGCCCAAGATGCCAAAGCCTACCGAGCATAGCCAGGCCAAGGCCAATGGCTACCAGCCGGGGTCAATGGACAATCTGAAAGATGACATTCCGTGGTAAAGCCCAAGCAGGTACTGCCAAGCTTGGAAGGGTGGGGCGGTGTCCGGTCTGTGCATCAGCGGCTCAAACGGTCCGAGACTCTGATCCAGAACCGGGAAGCCGTCAGCTACGCCCTTCTGAGCATGGCAAACACCAAGCTGACGGACATCATGTCCTGGGATGACCAAGGCAATATCCAGGTCAAACCATCCGATCAGATACCAGAACATGCTCTGCATGCCATCAAAAGCATCAAGGTCAACGAGCGTACCGACAAGAATGGGGAGGTGCAGCGGACGCTGGACATCGAACTGTTCGACAAGGTGGGCGTGTTGCGCCTGCTTGCCAAGGCATCTGGGCTGCTGGACAACAACAACGATGAGGAACGGCCCTCGGTTATTGGTATCAATATCCAATCGCCAGAAGTCATCGATGTAGAAAGCAACAATGGCTAAGACGGCAGACAAATCGGAGAAGTCAATCGGCGGCATGGGTCTGAATCTGGACTTCAGACGCTCACCCAAGGTCTGGGAGTTCTTGCAAAGCAACGCTTTTGTCCGAGGAATGATGGGGCCGGTGGGTTCTGGCAAGTCATACGCCTGTGCTGCTGAGATAATGATGCGCGCCGTGCGCCAGAAGCCGTCCCCCATCGACGGAATCCGGTACAGCCGCTGGGCGATTGTGCGAAACAGCTACCCCATGCTGCGTACCACCACCCTAAAGACCTGGATTGACCTCTTCCCAGAGGCTACATTCGGGCCAATTCACTACACGCCGCCTATTACTCACCATATTCGCCTGCCAGCCAGGGGTGATGCGGCCGGAATTGACTGCGAAGTCATCTTCCTGGCGCTGGACCAGCCCAAGGATGTCCGAAAGCTGCTGTCTCTAGAGTTGACTGGGGCTTGGGTGAACGTAGCTAGGGAGTTGCCCAAGGCGGTGATCGACGGATTGACCCTCCGCGTTGGCCGCTACCCTACCAAGCGGGACGGCGGCGCTACCTGGTCCGGCATCTGGATGGATACCAACCCAATGGATGACGATCACTGGTGGTTCAAGCTGGCCGAGACTGAAAAGCTGACTGGCCCGTATGCGTGGAGGTTTTTTCGTCAGCCAGGCGGCGTAATCCCGGTCAAGTCCGACGATCTGCCGGAGATGCCAGAGGCCAATGACCATGTCTTCGCTGCCAGCAAGTGGTGGAAGGTCAACCCCAAGGCCGAGAATCTGAACAATCTGCCTGGTGGCTACTACTTGCAGATGATGGGCGGCAAGAATCTAGACTGGATTATGTGCTATGCCGGTGGCGAGTACACCTATGTCCAAGAAGGCAGACCTGTCTGGCCGGAGTACGAGGATAACAGCATGTCCGGTGATGTCGAGCCGGAGCAGGGAATCCCCATCCAGATCGGGCTGGACTTTGGTCTGACACCCGCGGCCACCATAGGGCAGCGACTACCCAACGGACGCTGGATTGTGCTGCATGAGATCGTCACCTTTGACATGGGCCTGGAGCGCTTCGGCCAGCAGCTACTGGCTGAAATGAACCAGCGCTACCCTGGGTTTGAACTGATGATCTGGGGCGATCCGGCGGGTATGGCGCGGGATGCCATCTACGAGGTGACGGCTTTTGATCACTTGCGAACCCTTGGATTGAAGGCGCAGCCAACTGCCAGCAATGATTTCAAGGTGCGCCGGGAGGCCGCGGCCGCTCCCATGCAGCGACTGATCGGCGGCAAGCCGGGGCTGATCATCAACAAATCGTGCAAGCTGCTCCGCAAATCTCTGTCTGGCGGCTACCACTTCAAACGCATCGCGGTTGGCGCAGGCCAAGAGCGGTTCAAGGATGCCCCAAACAAGAACGAGCATTCTCACATTGGCGATTCCTTTGGCTACCTGATGCTGGGTGGCGGCGAGTACAACCGGATGGTCAGGAAGCCAAGCTACAACACGCCTGCCATTGGCAGCGCAGTTGCGAAAACGGACTTCGATGTCTTTGCTGCCAGTTGATCTGATCAACCGGGAGGCGGTATATCACCCTGGGGTAGTCTTCCTCCCGTTCCACATGGAACACTTGGACAAAATCAAGGCGGTGCAGCCGGAAGTGCTGGCTTTGTCCAAGGCCGTCAACATGCGAACCATGATCAGGGCGCAGGCCGAGATGGGGGTGGCTATCACGGCATTCCTATACGGAACACCAGTGGCAATCTTGGGCTGCGTCCTATGCTGGGAAGGCGTTGGCGAGATGTGGATGGTGATTGATGACAAGGCCCGTACCATCCCAGTCGCTATGACCAAAAGCGCCTTGCGAATGTGCGATATCTTTGAGATATACCTGCGCTTGCATCGATTGCAAATCACTGTTAGAAAGGATGACAGACGGGCTGTACGGTGGGCGCAGCGACTCGGTTTCAATACCGAGGGACTCATGCTCAAGTACGGGCCTGACCAATCGGATTTCTACTTGATGGCGAGGTAATCATGGGTGGAGTAGTCAGTTCTATTTTTGGTGGTGGAAAAAGCCAAGATGATGGTGGCGCAAAAGCTGCAATGGAAGCAACGCAGCGTCAGCTGGATGAACAAAAAGCTGAGACAGAGCGTATGCGCGTTCAGAATGAAGAGCAGCGCAGAGAGGAAGCTGAGAGGTTGGCTTCACGGCGCAGCGCTCGACTGCGAGGCGGTTCTCGCATGCTGTTGTCCGAGGCGCGTCTGACACCTGAGACTGGGTTGCAGCAGACGCTTGGCTCCGGCGAAATGAAATAGCAGAGGCA